TCTGCTGTGAACGTACAGCTTCTCTGTATGCAGCGTTAACGTTTTGGAATGTGTCGCCGCCAGCGTGCATTGCTGCCATATATTCGGCTGCGGTTGGCATTACAAATTGGCGTTTTGCTTGTGCAAAAAGTGGCGCGGTCGGGATTGTTGCCTCGACTGCTGGTGCTACTGGTTCTGACATTTCGGTTACTTCCTCTACTAAAGGTTCCTCTGTGGATAAGTCTATATCATCTTTTTTGGGTTCTTGGTGGATACTTGCGGCGATGTCTGTAATGACTGCGCCAGCAAATGCGGGCACTGGCACCATAGAAAGTTCTAACCAGTCTGCAGCGGTAACAGTTATTGTGCCGTCTTTAGCTGTAGTGAATTTGGTTGGGTTAACGCCAACGCTTACCGAGTCAAGTACGCCGTCCATAGCCAAAATTAAAGCCTCGTCGCCAGCCTGAGTTTTGCTTATTTTGGCTGTAAACAACATGCCTTCTGGTGTGTCTACACGGTCTGTCACAATGCCAATGGCGTTAGTTGAGTCGTGGTTCATGTAAAGGCGAGGGTTTTTGCCGTCTACTGGCAGGCTGCCGGCTTCAAAAATAACTGAGGTACCGTCAGCCACTACCGCTGGGACGCCATAAGGTACAGCAATGCCGCTTATTTCTCGGCGGCCAGTTTCCCCAGCTGCCGCGTCAATGCTTACGGCTTGCGCGTTTAATCTCATCATAAGTTTACTTCCTGTGTGTTTGGCTGTGCCATGTTGTTGTTTTCGCTGTAGTCGCCCATTAAGTACCCGGCTACGTCAAACTCTACATAAGTTCCGTTTGGTAATACGTTGTTTTGTGACAAAGTGGCTGCCAAACAGTCTGCGTATGCGCGTGCCCCAAATGTCCACAAATCTGCGCGACTTTCAGTACTTGATTGGTAAGAATATGAGCCAACTGAGACGCCAACAAGGTATGGGGGGACGTTACATAATCTGGCCATCTCCATGGACTGAAACTCGGCAGAGTCAATAAGTAGCATTTTGTCCGGCGTTGTCGCCGTTTCTGTGTATGACAAATACTCGTTAAGAGCTGCCGTCTGGTTAGTAGCGCGTGCAGCATTAAATGCAGCTGCAAGGTCTGCCAACTCTGAAGCCGATAAAGGCTCGCCACCAGTTTGTTTGAGCACGCCAGCAGGAATAGCGCTTGACGCGTTGCGGTAACGCGCGGCCTCAAGTTTTAGTGCTGTAGCCACACTTTGTTGCGACATAGAAGTAATGCCTTGAATTGGTGACAAGAATTGAATTACGTCATCTGGGTTTAGTTCGCCGCCGCTAAAAATTATTTGCTTAGACGGTGCAAAATAGACAGGGCCCGACTGGTCCAAAGTCTGAACCATTGAGGCAGGCAAACGCGTAAACGAGGCTGGGTAGCCGTCAGCAGTCCTAGAAGTCACATAAAGAAATCCGCGACCGTAGAAAAAAAGGTCATCAAAAAGCCAACTAAGCAAAAAGTTATTTGGCACCGACGGGTCAATTTTGCGCAGCCAAGTGCGTGGCGCTAACGGCACTTTTTCCATCTCGCTGCCGTTCCACATTTCGGTATACATGCGCAATGGCATACAGCCGATAACCGAGGCAATAAGGTCTCGAGCGCGGCTAATAGTCGGGACGCTCATAGCTGCGTTGCGGGCTTCGCCTTCGGTGTAGTTGTAATAAACGCCCACCATGGCCGCGCCGCCATTACTGCTAGACGGGCTATAAAGGTTGTTGTATCCGGTGCCAGCCGCAGCGGCTTTGCCTACTGGCGCGCTAATTGCTGCTTTAGTAACTTTGCCAAATAGTGCCATGTGGATATTGTGCCATTCTTTTGTGCGCGAGTTGTGGATAACCTCGCAAATCCCGACGAAATGCGAGGCTGTCCAATTTTGAGTGTACTACCCAGAGATTACAAGTAAAGGCTTGCCTGCTGAACTAGGCCGTGACTCTAAAGCAGCGGCCCAGACCATGCATCGCGCTAACTCAATAGGGCCCGGGCTACGAGTACTGCTCAGCGCCACACTGCCTTGGTGTTTAATCATTACGGCGCGCTCGACATGCTCGGCAAGTAGTTTTTCGCCAGTCTGCCCTATGCGGTTTTCTATAATGAGTGACCGGACGGCCAGCGTCCATTTAAGCAACTCGCGATAGCCAACAATAGTGCGCCGGCGCTCATGTTTTGGCGGGCAGTGTGTTTCTAGTACTGGGGTTATGGCAATGCGTAGCTGGGGCGCGCGTTCTACCTCACGGTCAACGCATGCCCACATTTCGGCCATGTTGTCTACGTCAAATGCTGTAGTTATTACGGTTTTGTTGTCTACCCGTACGGCGCGCACGCCTACGTACCGGGCTTCATCTATTGACTGCTCGATAGCAAGGACGCCGCCGGCTGGGACTTCGCCAGTAAATAGGCAGGCTTCCCAGAGCCCGTTTTCTAACCAGCCCGAGTGTGAGCTAGTCCATAGGTTTACTGAACCGCGCAAAAAGGCGTTCCGGTTTGGGGCCTTGGCTTCAGCTTCAATAACTGACATGTCAAGCGTGTACCCAAGCGCAGGGTTGGCGTAAACCCAAGCCTCTGGCGTCATAGGGTCAATGTTGCTGGGGCTGTACTCGGCAAAATACAACGGGCCGTGCTCTTTGTTGTCTATTGCTCTCATGCCCTGCTCGCGCCAACGCAACATGGCTTTTGACTCTGGCGTACCAGCTGTAGACCACATAGACATAAGCGGGTTACGTCGAGCGCGCTGAGACGGCAAAAGTCCCTCGTCAATGGCGGCCTCGCTCACACTCCATACCTCGTCAACACAAATGAGGTCTGCGCTGTAACCGTGGCCGGCTTGAGGGGTTGCAGCACGCACCAGCCAAGTGCTGCCGTCTGGCATTTCAAGGTTCATGCGTCCGTACGACCACGAAATTTTGGCATTGAACTTGGCACCAAGAATAGGCGCCAGATACTTAAACAGTGCTGTGGATAAGTCAAGCTGGTGACTGCAAGTTATAACGGTCTGAGGTTTACCGCGGTTCCCGCCCTGGGTACATAACCACCAGCCAATAAGTGCGGCCATGGCTGTGGTCTTGCCGTTTTGTCGCGCAACAGATACCAGAGAAACACGGTTAACAAAGTTGCCGGCTGGGTCTAATTCTGTTTGGCCGTGTAGTACTCGAAGCTGCCAAGGCTGTAAAGCCACGCCAAGAACCTTCTGAGAAAAATCCCCAATGTCTGCAGCGAACGATAGCCCGTCACTGTTAGTGGTCGTTTCTAGTCGAGGCTGAGCGTGGCCAGTTACCGCCAGTTCGCCCGTTTCCTTGTAAAATATAGGATTTAGGACTTGCGGGGGCTTTCGTTGTTCTCCATAAAAAACGCTCTGAGTGTTTATGTCTAGTACGCCGTTGTTTTCGCGCTCTTTGCGTACGCGGTACGCTTGGCCGCGCCGCGCATTGCATGGCTTACAGGCCGGCACCAAGTTGTTTATGTCGTTGGTTCCGCCGGCGTCGCTTTCGAGTAGGTGGTCTGCTTCTGTTGCTCGCGCTATTCCGCACCAGTGGCATGCTGGTTCGTCTGCTAAGAGTTTGGCTCTGTTGCGTTTGAACTCGCTGGTGGCTCGTTGTTTGCCGTTATGTGTAGTCGTCATGGTTGCTGGTCTTTCTCCCGCGCTATCGCTTGGCTAACGCGCCACTACGTGGCTTGTTGTCTGGCTTGTTGTTGAGTCTTGTGCACTACGTCCCCCCACACTTCCAGCAAGTAGCTGTGGCTGCCGGCTGTTTCATAGTTGAGGACGGACACCATACGTATTTATGACGTTTAGACGCTGCACACCAGTACATAGACATGGCGCTCTACCCACGTTTCCGTGTGTTACCAGCACAGTGCAAACCCGTACGTGGCCATGAGTGTTATTCAGTTGTACGCGCATAACTATTCGTCTGGCTGTGTTGCCAGTTCGTCGAGTATTGCGTCGGCTTGTATGTCAGCCAGTTGGCTAAACAGCGCCCGCAGCTCTTGGCGGTCTTGGTCTGATATGCGGCTCATCTGCAGTCTGGGGCCTTCCATTGTCGTACTTGGTCTGTGTATATAATCGGGTCTGTTAACGCGTTCATGTCGTTTAGGTTGTCGGCCAGCAATGACCAGCAGTTTTCATATTCGAGTATTCCATATTGTTTAACGTCGTGCCCGTTAGCCCAGCCGTGGATTAGTACCCGGTGGTTTTTTACTTGAGCCAATATAAACATATGATTAAAGTTGTCCTGAATGCGTATGCGTAATTTCGGTTCTTTTTGTTCTGTTGCGCGCACTTGGTAGGACAATACGTCAAAGCCGCCATGGTCAGTTTCTAGGTCTGTCCAATGTTCGCCCAACGCTTTTGCTACCGCGTATTCGCCAATTACGCCGGCAATGTTTGACTGCCACCAGTTTTGATTGGCGTAACTAACATTATTTTGCCGTGGTTTGCGTTGTTTTTGCATTGCTCTTATATTGCGGTTTACGCCGGCATAAGCACAATATTCCAATTCCTCGTAATCAAGCGTTACCAGTACCTTGCTCATATCTCGCTCAGTCGCGCTATTACAGCGTCTAAGTCTTTTGGGTACCAGCAGTAACATTCATATTCGGCTTCCAATAAATAGCGTTGCCAACGCAGCTGTGCCTCTGACTGTTTGTTACGGCCTACCTTTAATTCTGCAAAGCATAAACCACCCGTAGGGTGACTGAGCACAAGGTCAGGGAAGCCGGCGTCGCCTTGAAAGTGTGTTGCCCAACGCGCGCCTACTTGTGAGGGCTGGGCATGGTATATAAGCCAGCCGCGCAGTTTGGCTATTGCCACTATCTGTTTTAAGAATGCGGCTTCCGTCATGCCGGCGTAGTTATTGGTCATCTG